ATAAGGAGTTCCTGTAATCTTTCCAGTTCTGTCAACAACAATGATGTGCATTTGGTCAAATAAACCACCACGTGACCTTGCGTAATCTGAAGTTCCTGGCTGAGGAGCAATTGCAGACCATCTTAGCTTTGGACCATATGATCTAGTTGCATAGTAATCTTGAATACCTACAACTTTACCTAAGTAAACGTTACCATCTGCATCATAAAGATCATCATTGATCTTAAACTTTCTGTTTGGATTTCTTAGAGTTACAGTCATGGTATCGTAACCAATGTCATAAACCCAAGCTTGAACCGAAGAATTTACAGCAGTTCCAACTTTAACGATATCTCCTAAATCACCATCAAATTGTGAAATTACATATGATGGGAATTTTTCGGTCGTAGTTGTCACTGTTGCTGATGCAGCAAAGATTACAAGAGTTGCAGTAACAGTTACGTTTGATTCTCCTGTTCTTACTGTTGAATCAAACTTTCTATTTGCAGTACCAAGTTGTCCTCTTTGTACTTCTACTGTTTTGGTTTCAGTATCAATACCTAAGATTTTTACATACTCATGTTGAGTATTTGTACCATTATTTTTTCTTTCTAGGATTAAGAATGATCCAACAGTAAATGTCGTTGGAACAGCCTCATTGAAAGTGAAATAAACCTCATTTAGATCAAATGGATTTTCTGCAGTATTGTTCATGGTTACTACATCTGCAGAATCTGAAGAAGTAGTTAAGTTCCACTTAGTTACGGTAGTTCCAGCATTAAATCTAGCAACTTCTGTTGATCCAAGAGCAGCCCTTGATACAGTAAGAGTTGTTCCAACTATATCAGTAATTCTCAAATACTCGGTATTGAGTCTGATGAAATTACCAGTTGCAAGACCAGTCGCAGAAGCAACTTGTATAGTCCTGTCATTAATCTGAGTATATGCAGGATATGGTGAAGTTAGTTTTGTCTTAACTGAAGTTGCAACAAAATCAATAAGGATTAGTTTAATTTCAACGTTTGTTTCTCCAGCTCCAGCAGTTGCACTAAAATTACCTGCGGTTGTTCCAAGTGCAGCTCGCGATACTTTTACTGTATTTGTATCAGTATCAAGAGAAATAATTCGTACATATTCAAAAGTTGTTGTTCCACCAGTTGCAGTTCTCTTTAGTTTGAGATAATCATTTACATCCCACTCAGTAGGAATTAACCCAGAAATAGTGATGTACTGTTCGGTTGTAGAAACTACAGCTTCACTTACAGACATTGTGTTATAAGTTTCTGGATTCTCTGCAAGAGTCCACTTGACGAGATCTAGATCATTTGCTTTGTACTTTGCAGTTGAAGCAGTTCCTAGAGAACCTCTAGATACAGGAATGTTTGCAGGATTGGTTTTGTTTAATGAAGTTGCATTAATTGTACCAACTGTTAAATACTCTTTTCCAATTCTTAGAAGGTCTCCAGTTGCAAGATTTGCAACAAAGTTTGTACTGTTGTTTACTTGAATAGAAGTAGTAACGGGTGTTACGCCTTCGATGGTTAGAATTTGATCAGCACCATGATCAATTACATGAACTTCCAATCCATTACTTTCTGCACCAGCACTTCTGGCAGCAAAGTAGTAAGGTGTTGAATTAGCGTTTTGATAATCTTCAAGAGTGCTAATGATTACATTTGGATTTGAACCACTTAACGATGAGTTAGCATTTCTGATATCGGTTTCTAAATCATTTGGTCTGATAACTGCAACTACACCGCCGTAAGCGATTACAGCTGCTGCAGAAAACCATGATTCGAAATTATTGTCGTCTGGTTCGCCGAAAACTTCTACCAATTCTCTTTCTGACCTGACGTATGTTACTTTATTGACAGGACCTCTTCTTGCTGCAATAACAACACAAGCAATTTGCTGATCTGATGTTGTTAGGGAAGTAGTCTTATCAATCTCTCTAATTGTTACCCCTGGTGAAGCAAATGACATTTGTATACCTTCCTTGAGATTAATTTTCTCTACTATTATTTATTATTTTTGGTTTTTAAATTGGGGAAACGATGCATGAACACTTACCAATCTGGATATTCCCAGAATGTATTGGAATCTTTTCTTTTTCTACTTTTAATTATTCGTTTCACAGTACATGTTTTACATTCATATGAATATGAAGAACTTAGATTATATCTATTCTTTCTAGTTCTATAAAATCCATCAATTAAATCTTTTACTTCACCACAAGTTCTGCATTTTCTTTCAGTAAGAAATAAGTGTTCAACTGCAAAAGATTCTTCTATATCCATTACCTGTACTCCCACATAAATGATCTATCACCATATTCATCAACAAACCATCGTTCTCCAGTAGTATCTATAAAAGAACTTTCTTCTGTGCCATCTAATATAAATCCGAAAGGTGACATATCTTGTTCTATTGCATTTTTTTGTTCTTCATAGATTCTTTTTCTAATATCATTGGAAGTCATTTCTTTGAAGTATGGTTGCATTACCATCCAAGCAAATAAAACAAGACACATAACCAAATCATCATGACATCCTTCTTCTGCTTCAAATGATTTATTTCTTTGAATAAATGTCGTTAACTCACTATAAATGTCATAATCGGCAATTATTAACTTATCATCCTCAATCATTGTTTTTAGGTTAGAACATCCTGTTTTTTTAACTGCCGCAGTAGTTCTCACACCCAAATAAGCTTTATGGGAGAAACCAGTTCCAAGTATCTGACCAGCTCTACCTCTCATTGCACACATGAGAATGTTATCATACTCCAAATCATAATGAAGAATATCTGCAACTTGGGCACCAATATCATTTACCTCAATTAAACAATATGCTCTATTATATCCCTTTGCAACTTGTTCAATAATTGAGGGGAATAACATTGGTTTAATTTCGTTGTTTTTATATTTTGCAACAACCTTATAAGGAATAGTAGTGATGTCAAATACAACAAAAGCGGAATAATCATTGTTGATTCCACGGGATACATCGACAGTTAAAATATACTCATGTCCTTCTTTTGATTCTTCATATACACTTAGACCAGAGTTATAAACTACTGGATCTTCATAAACCATATTTTTTAGTTTTGAAGAACTGATCAGAGTATCAACAGAACCAAGAAATTCACACTCAAATTCTTGAATAAACTGTCTTTCTGATGTGTTTGCAATAGTCTGTCTTTTCCATTCCTCATCTCTACCAGGAACTTGAGACCAATGTACTTCGGTTGTTACATATTCATTCTTCTTTCTTTGTGCATCATGCCAAAGTTTATAGAACATGTTCATCCCGTTTGGAGTTGAGATGATAATAACTTTGGTTGATTTACCAGATGAAATAGTAGGATATACAGAACTAAAAAACTGTTCTGCAATATGTGTAGGAATAAACGCAAATTCGTCCAGAAAGATGATGTTAAATGACATCCCTCGGACAGCAGAACTAGATGTTGAGTTTGCAGAAATTTTAGAACCATTCTCAAGTTCCAGTGAACCTTTGTTCCAAGAAATGATTCCCATCTGCAACCAGGGTGGGAGATTTTCATATGCTAACTGAAGTCTCTGCAATAGTTCCATTGCAGTTTTAGATTTATTAGCAAGAATAGCAATATTTACATTATCATTAAAGACAGCATAATGTAACAGATAAGAAATAACCGTTGTCGATTTTCCAGTCTGTCTAGGTAGTTTTGCAATATTAAATCTATTGTTATGAAATTTTTCTAGAAGATCTTTCTGAAAATCATACATTTCAAAAGGAACTAAACCTTCATCAAGAGAAACAATTTTAATATAATTTACAGAAAAATAAACAGGATCCTCTTTACATTTAAGAAATTCCTGAATCTGTTCTTGAGTATATTGTATTTGAACGTTTGCTTTCTTTAAGTTTGGATTACCAAGATAAATGTCATTCTTATTAATCATTCATTCCACCATCCTTCTTCTTTATGTATCCAAATTTTTAAATCTTTGACGTATTTTCTAAGTATTTGTGCCTGTTCCTCATGCCAAGGATCACCCGTCTTCATATAAAAACGAGTGTGATGATCTATGGCTTTAAGTATTTTATGGATGGAATCATTCCAACACTCCCTCTCTGGAGTGTTCCATTCTCGTGGCACGGGATTACTAGCGAGTGTACATCGTTGTAACGAAAATATTCAAGTTTGCATTGACCTGGACTGATTTCCACATATCCAACAATTAAAAAAGCAATAAATTCCATAAGATTAAATCAATTGTTGTTTATGATGCGGCAAACTTCTGTCCTGGGGTTTTCCGTTTTTAGGAAACTGATAAACACCGTTGATACATAAAATCCAATTAGTTCCTGTTTTAGCATCATGAATACGAATTCTGTCACACGTTCTCATGAAGTGAGGAACTTGTCCTGGTCCCATGGGAGTTGCTGTAAAAAGTGATGCCAAGATTAGAGGGATCATTTTTTCTTGCCGCCATTCTTTGCTTTCTTAGCAGTAGCATTCCCCTGATTCTGTTTGGAGTTCTTTTGTCCTCCAGGAGAACCTTTCTTCCCCTTGTTTGGTGACTTAGACATCAGCAGTTCCACGCACGTAATGATTTATTTATGCGAGAATCTGGATCCCTGGCAGTTTTTGCGGAAGTCAGTTTGGATTTCATACCTTTCATTCTGGCACAAAATGACGCCCTGCGGGGATTTCCAACCTCTTTTGAAGGTGCTTTAAGGTCGCTTCCAGGATTTTCTCTTTCATAAGACTTACGTCCTTTTTCGTTAAGACCACCAGACTTATTCTTACCTGCACTGCGGGTCCATGCAGCACCTTCTGCAAGTTTTCTAAACTGTTTAAAAGTTTTCATGTCAACCGCCAACAATTTGTACTTGTTCAAATACTACACTGGCACCAATTGCTTCTAGTTTTGCTACTCTTACTACTTGAGCAGAATCCCCTGTTGAATGAGTAAAATCTTGAGTTGCAGCAGAAGCATTGATATCAGTTGTAATGGAATTGCCAGTTTTATTAGTTACTTTCTTTCCATCAGCTGCAGCAGATTCAAAGGCAGCAGGAAGAATTGAACCTGAATCAACTACAGCAATATAATCTCCAACTCCAAATGGATGTGTATCTGTAGTTGCACCAGCAAGACCTAAAGTATACACACAAGTCGCAGAATCGGTTGCTTTATAAATTGGAGCTTTTCTTGCCTTGCCTCCAGAAAGTAATAAAGATTCAGATGCTTTTACTACTACCGCAGGACCATCATTAATTTTTACAGTGCAATCTGTTCCTGCAGTGATACGAAACACTCCACTACTCATTTCTACATATCCTGTTCCACCAGATGCAACAGTGCTGGTTGAAATTACATTAAATACAGACATTAAGATACTCCTATTCTTGTATATTTCTTCTATATTATTTATCTTCTATCTGTTTTTGTTGTTTTAAAAACTTTTGCAATTCTGCAGTAGAACCAACAAACAGAGAATTATTTACTGTAGTCTGTGATTTGATTACGTCTGAATTTATATCCTTAACCTTCTTTTGTAGATCTAATAGCTTATCTGTTACATCTGCAACGTGTTTAATTAATTGACCAGCAACTTCATACGTTCTTGGGTGATCACTTGCTTGTGCAACATCTAAAATACCGTTGACAGCTTCTTCACCCTTTTTAATTAAATTGTATAAAGTAGCTCTACTATATGCATAGTCATCTGTAATGTCAGATGGTGGATTTTCAGATTTGACAACCTCAACTTCTACGCTAGATGGTGTTACTTCAATATCACCAGAAACGTTGAATACGTCATTTAATGCAGAATAATTTTTATCCATATATTATGACCACTCACCACTAAATCCGAAGTTATCATTGTCATCTAATAAAATGACATCAGCAGCATTTACAACTGAGAATTTGTGATTAGTACCAGCAGATGCAGGTATTATCAAATCAATTGAAATATTGTTTGATGCATTTTTCTTTGTTGTTGCAACTCTAAAACTATTTGCATCAATTCGAATTATATAATAAGTTCCTAGATTTTCTAGAGGAGTAATTGCAATCGAATTACCACCAACACGATATGTAACCTTATCTCCTGTTACAAAACCATGAGCATTTAAGGTTATTGTATTTGAAGCTTGATTTACTGCACTTGCACTGAATAGTGTTCCATCTTCATTTTCATCTTGTAGTGCTTCTGGTTCTACCGTATAACGTAATTCTCTTGTTCCAGTTTCTACATTGGTTGTAGTATATACATCCGAAATAACCTTGCGAATTACACCACCAGTATTTGCATTAATTGGACCATACATGTAAGTTTTGGCAACAAATATAAAATTATAAATTAATGCTCTTCTTGCTGTATAATCACCTTCATATTGATCATCCACAGTTACTGATTGTAAAATAACAGGAATGTCTTTCATTTCATTCATGTCTGGAATTATATTAACACTAATGGTTAGTGATGGTTGAAAAAATGGTAAAATTTGTTCTACAATTTGAACTGCATCATCATTGTTTTTTGATATGACACTTAATTCAAATTCAAGATTATATGGAACTGGTAGGTACTGACTCTTAACATCACCATTATCAGTTTTTTTGACGGTTGTAATTGGATTTAATTTTCTACTTGAATCATAGGTTATACCAGTCATTTCAAATGAAATTCTTGGTAAAGTTATTTGCTGTTTATTAGATTCTAATAAATCTGGTAGTGCAAAAATTCTTGCAAGAAATTTATCCCTTGGTCCATATGCTAAAGGAACTCTGAGAGTTTGAACAATATCGCCATCAGAATCTTTTCTGATGAGTTGAATATTATTAAACATAGTTCCAAATCCAACGATTGTCTTTCGTATGGATTCGTTATAAAAAGCCTTACCTAACATTAGAAGCCACCTCCCATATTTCCATATTCACCAAATGGATTACCATCTGACCAATCTATAATCAGATCGCCTTGATCCTCATAGTATTTATTCTCATCATAATATTCGTTACTATTTTCAAGTACACTGAAATCGTATATTGTCCATGTAGCATTTGTTTTTTCACCTCTTACTATCATGTTTAGGGAAAAATCACCAACTCTATTAATCAATTCTAATTCTCTAGTAGTCTTATTCCAAGAAGAAACATATCCATATATTTCTGGTTTTGATACGGAATATACTTTTTCTCCAACAGAATAAGTACCAGTTCCATCTGGAGACAAAGTATATATTACTCCACTTGAATTTTCTCTCATAATGTCATCAAGTTCATCAACACCAGTTTCAATTCTTTCATCGGAGTATTCCATTAACTCACAACGTAGTTGATAGGTTTGAACTGCTCCTAGTTGTCTAAATGGAAGTTCGTTTTCTACAAACTTGATTTGAAATATCGATTTTGTTAATGGGAAATAAATCAAATCACCTTCGTTTGGTCTCGCAGTACTTACTAAGTTATTGGAAGAAGATACTAAATCTTCCCATCTTCTTTTAGAAACAATGAATGTTGCTTCGTCACTTATCCTCACACCAAATTTTGTAAATAAGGTTCCATCTCCCTGAAATCCATCAAAATTCGACATATACATTTCAATTGTATAGTTCTCATCAAATTTTGATAAAATATCTTCTCCAAACAAATTATCTAGTTTGACTATTTCTCTTGGAAGATAATAAACATCCAAACCATAAATCTTTAAAGATTCTATGATTAAATCTTCGTATAGTCTTTGTTCTGTTGGTGTTCCGTATGTGAAGTAAACGCTTTTCATATTTTACCTCCTATCCAATTAGATCAAAAGGAGGTAATTCATATGTAGATGACATTTTCTCTTCTATTTCACGAAGTTCTTCAATTGCATCATCATACAACTGTCTTCCATTAAATGTAACACCACCAGGCATTTGAATACCTTCAAACTTAATTAAGTTTTGTCCCCACTGTTTTTTAATTAAAGCAGTTAAATATTTTTTGACAAATATCTCGTTATAACATTTAGTGTACTCATCTGGATTTAAAGCCCTATAACAATCAATGATAATAAAATCATTAGTCTGCATTCGATCCCAATCCAAATCAATAAACAATTTATTTTGAACTTTGTTATATCTTAATTCTTTATGTCCTTCTAGTAAGAAATCTAGTGTCTCTAGATATTGCATTGTGACACGATAATTTAAAATGTCATATGCATAAAAGTTATAAAAATCATTTAAGAAAAATTGATATCTAAAACCAAACAGATTATTTACATAAGAGTTAGAAATTTTAAAAATTCCTTGTACTCCAATAACGTGTTCTGGGAGTGTTAAATATCCGCCTTGAGATTCTTTGAAATTTAAATTATCTGGTAAATTTGTATCTATATTTGCTTTTGCGTTAGTAATATCTTGTTCAGTTAATTTATATTTTAAATAAACTCTTTCAACACCAGCATACATTCTCTCATTAAATAGTTGCATGGTATCATCGATCAAATCTTCGATCTGATCATCATCAACGTTTATTTCGATAACTGGTTTTCCTAACTTTCTAAGACAATATTCTTTTAGTTGGGATCTGGAAGATGGTTTTGCCATTTATCTTGTTACTCCTGCATTAATGGTAACAACTCCTTCTACAACCCTTGTCTTGACAAGACTGGGACTTGGTGAAAGAATCACAATATCATAAACATATCTTCCTTCAGATAAAGAACCCGTTTGACTTGCAGATAAAGAAAAGATAATACGTCCACTAGTTCTTGGTGTTGGAAAAGTTATTGTGAAAGGTGTGCTTGTTGAACTATGATAAGATTTGCGAACTTGACCAGTTGCAGTATATCCAGTCAAATTTAAAGGTACACCATCTTCCTCATATACAACAACATCTGCTGTAAAATCGGTATATTGATCGACGTATAAGTTGGATACTACTGCCATGGTTTTTACTTCTATTTATTTACAATTTGGATGATAAATTGATTAATAAATTTTTTATGTCACTTAATTCATTTTTAATAGTATTCACCTCATATTCTAATCTATCTATTTTTTTAGCTTGTGATTTTTTAATACACATCATATCCATGTATTTTTCATACTCACTTATATTTTCATTTACAATGGCCCCAGATAATAAATCACGTTTAAAATCTGGGTGACCTTGTACTTTTGCTTTTGGATTATCTTCAATCATAATGCAAGTGCGATAGCTCTAAATTTTTGAATTAGTGGAACTCTGGATTGATCTTCAGCTGTCATGACAATTTTGACTGAGAATTGTTTGAATTGTGGGAGATTCTTCTCTTCAAAAATAAACTCCCTGAAATCAAAATCATCTTTAGAAGTTGGATAAGATTCTTTAAATTTTAATTCTCTATAGTTATTTTTCTCAAAATCATTGATACCATCATCTCTTCCTAATTTCACATAAACTTTAATTTCATTTGAAGCAAAACGAACAGCATCAAACATTACTTGAACTGATGTAGATGGATTTGTTAATGATGCTTCTCTTGTAATATAAATTGATTCATGTAAACTTCCATTTGGTTTAGTTTCATTATCAAATGATGTCTTGTTAATTCTGTTGGAAGTTAAACAAGCTGAAACTCTTTCCAAATCTAAAACGGGAGAAATATTAGGATTGTCACTATCTAATTGTATAGCAAATTCTAGTGATTTTTTATTTGCTAGATATGTACTTTGATTTATATTTGATGCAATTAATCTAGGACTGTTTAACTCTACAATTCCCGACATTGGAATTTCTTCATTTAAAACAAATTCATATGAAGGTTGTTTTTCGGAATTAGTACACGAAATACTTGTTGAAGAAACACTATTCATTCTTACCCTCATTGAAGTAGATGGGAATGTAGTATACATCAAGTTTGGTGTAATTGTTTCATACTGAATATTTCTTGTTGCATATGCTTTATTCTGACCTCCATTAATAGATGCGGTTGCAATTTTTGGGAGAACCAATGTATAAGTATCGAGAGTTGGATTTCCAATTGCGTTATGTGTTTTATTAATATCAATTAATGGAATTCCATTCAAATTATAGCATTCTACAATTAATCCTGCAGCGTGTGCAGTGATTGAAGTTGAATTTTGTCCTCTTCCGTTTTGTGGAATTGTAATTGTATTTGTAGAAGCATTGACTGCACTATACTTAATAATTTCATCTTGAATTTTAATATAACCAGGGTTACTAGCAGAAATTGCTGCACCACCAATAATAGTATCAAGTTGTGATACGTCATCCAGAGTAAAATTAGATCCTCCAACTGCAGTTACTTGGTTTGTTGTCATTGGAGTTACTAGAGAACTATTTGCTGATTCTGATTGAATTCCAGAAATAGTAACTTTGTTTCTACTGGTATGCATACCATGATTTCTACTATAGATAGTTACTGTGGAAGAACCAGCCGTCATTTTAATTGGGTCATTCTTTAGTTTTACTGTTTTCAATTCTTTATTCTCTAGATACACTTCTGCTGAAGAAGTATTTTTAAATGAAGCTCTATATAATTTGAACTTCAAATCTTCATATTGGTCTGGAGTCCATGTAGATGCGTTCTGTGATTTAAATAAAACACCTGCATATGGTTGTTCAGAAATAATTTTTTTAGTTACAACATCTTCTTCACCCATTCGTGAAATCCACATCTTATAAAGGTTTGAGTCACTAAATACAACCAAACAATGTTCAATGTTTTCGGGAATATAAACTGGTGATGGGAAAGTAAATGTTGTTGCTACTGTTCCGTTTTCTGATAGTAAAACTTCAGATGGTTTTTTGGTTACATCACTGAAAGGAAGAATAGTTCCAGTTGGAGAACCATTAAACATAGTTCTTACTTGAATATTAACTGAAATTTTTGGATCTTTTGTTTGGAAGAATAAATCTACCTTAGTTAAGAAACACCCACCACTTGTAGTTACCAAGAATGATTGAGCAAGAGGATCATACCAACCAATTTGTTGTTCACTTCTTCTTGTTTGTGTAATTGTTTGAGTTTGTGTTAATGATTGTGTTGAAACATTTGCATTTCTAACAGCAAGAACTTGTGCCTGAACTACACTCGATGTTCCTTCTGATGTGAACTTGGATTCTGCTGAAGTATCGACAATTCCAGGAATTCTGCTATCGGTGTCACTAGTTGTCAATCTAAAAGTCGTGGAACCATTTGCAAATTGTGGGTTTCCCGAAATATTTGGATCTGGAATATATACAATTCCTCTCCACGCTCCATTTTTATCAGTAAATATTCTGGTTGTCTTTAGTGTTGCCCTTGCACCACTAGTAACACCAACAATACTACATTTTTTATCTTTAAATGTATTTAAATTAATGTAAGTTGGATCTACCAATTCATCAAATTCAATATTTAAATATGGTGTAGTTGTCGCATAGGTAGATCTTGTAGTCAAATCTGTATTTGTATAAGGATTTTCATTACCATAATCATATAAATTTTTGACTACACCAGTTACATAAAACTTATCACCAGAAATTCCAGACTGAGTTGCTCCCGAAGTAGAACCAGAAGGACCAGCCAAAACTGCTCCAATCGGTGGAATTGGAAGAATAGAATTACCTTCATCGAGACCAACAAAAATTACTTTCTCACCAACTTTGAATGATACACTATTTGATGGAGTTAAAGTTACTGTTTTACCACCAACAGACGCAGTTACATTTCCTTCGGAACCACCTCTATACACTTCTAGTAAATTAGTGAGAGTATATGCAGTCATGTTCCTTGTATTCATAAAGAAATGTAATCTGGTATTTGGTTTCATTCTGTGTGCAGAAAGTTTAACAATTCTTTCACGAAGATACTTAATATTAGTTTTTGATAATTCTTTATCACCAGTATTTTCAAAATCAGTTCTTTCGGTAACTACAGTTCTAGAACCAGAACGTTCCTGATTTACGGATCTGGATCCTGTAGTAACTTGCATGACTCTACGTGGAGCACCATTTCTAAATGATGGATCATACCAAACTGAGCTACGATTGTTCCAAGAACCTACAGAAACATCTCTCCATGAACCCCAATTAATCGGTCCAATTCCATCATCACCAACACCAGTTTCTCTTAAAGTTTGTTCAAAATTTCCTTCGACGTTTACTACATTATCAGCAACACGATTAGTAATAATCCATGTATCTTGTGTTGGAGTTAAATCAAGTCTACCAATCCACGCAAATACCGCAAATGGATTTACGTTTTCTACTCTACTTGTTGCACTTTGATCAATAAGTAAAGTATTTGTATATGGTAAAGTAATTAGATCACCTGTCTTTTGATAATTAGTTGATTTTGTTGTGTTTAATTGAAAATCTACGTTTGTTGTATAGTGGATAGGTCTTAACGTTCCTGAACTGATATCAATTGCTGCTCTGTAATCTTTTTCGTAAATATCAGATACTAAGTTTGTCGAAAAATCATCTACAACAAAACCATTTTTAAATCTATTAACACCAGTACTATCTGTGATAGCTAATGACTTTGTTTCGAGTTCTAATAGAGTTAAAGATGTATAATATTCAACAGATTCAAGTCTCTGTTCGAGTTTACCAATATCCTCCATTGTATAACGTCTGTTTTTCTTTGGAGTTAGATTTACGTCAGTTACATTTCTGATATATGGAGGCATGCTAATATCAGCAATTAACATACTATTTTTTGGAATTTCTGGAAACTTAGGAGTTAACGATGGACTACCTTTAATTACTTTAAATTCTCCAGTTTCGGTTAAAACTAACTTATCAAGTCTTGGAATATAAAAACTGTAATCACATACCAAATTTGAGCTTGGTTTTGTAAAATTTTTGTGTATTAAACTTCTAGTTCCTGGATTTAATAAAACTTGGTTCAGTACAAATGGTGATGATACAGTTCCAGAACCAGTTAATCCACTTGACTGTGCGGTGATTCTATAATCAATAATATCAGTCAAGTACATATTATTATTATCAGATTCAATAGTTTCGTATGCTTGTTGATCTGTATATGAATCCACTGTAAAGAAATCACCAGAAGTATGCTCATAATAATCATATACAATGACTAACATTCTTGAAGGAACGCTCGTTCCTGGTTTTCTTAGTATTGATGAAATATCGTAAATTTCATCATCTAATCTTTTTTTCAGTAAATAATCAGAGGTTCTATCTTTATAAGAACCAGTGGTAACTGAAGTAACAGTTGTGGAAGCATCTGATCTAAAACAGTTTAACGTTTGATTTGCTTTAAATCTAAATGTTGAATAATAAATTACAGTAAGAACATTAGAAGAAATAGAAATTACCCTACACTTGGTATTTTCTGAATTATCAAACAATATGTCACCAATTTTAATTCCAGAAGTTGAAGATACAGTAATTGTATCAAATACGTCAGATGGTAATGCTGTTGATGTTTTAACTTCTCTGACACAAATTAAATTTTTAACATCTGGGACACCGAGACAAATATCTTCATCAACATATCTTGTTCCATAAGAAGTTGTAGTAGATGTTTTTGCTTTATCTACCTTGAATACCGCATGTATTTTTAAAGTTTTATTTCTTAATGTTGGTCTACTTCTTGTGCAACTAACATAAATTGTCGCCGCCCCATTTGGCATTCCAGTTACAGTAACAGTATTATTAGCAGTTACTGATCCCACTTTTGATCCACTAGTTCCACTTGAAGGAATAGCAAGAACTGATCCACTTGCACTTTCACCGTCTGTATTTAAATTAAAACTTGCTACATTATTGTTAAAAGTTACAGTAAATGCTCTCATAATACTATAACTAATATCACTAACATTCTTGATAGTATTTTCAGCAAAACGAGTAGTTTGATTTTTTTGATTACTTAATAGTCTTGCAACAAGTTTAAATGCTTTTGTATATGACTGATTTGTAATAGAACTATTTTGTATAATTGTTGCAGTTGAATTATTAGTTACAGTATTAATTCTAGTTTCACCATTACCCAATTTAATTCTCATATTAGTTTTTAATTCACTCAAAAAGTTTGTTTCAGAACCAGTAAAATTTGTATTGGATGAAATTGTAAATCCATCTCCAGTTAAAGCTCGTGAAGTTAGAATTAAATTTGCTTTAAAAGTAGATGATGAAAAATCTGATCCATCTGTAACTGAGTTAACTTCTTCAATAGTGTAATCTCTTATTACTAAAATAGTAACACAAGTTGCATTACGACTATTATCAATCGTTTCACCTTCAATAAAATCACCAGATACTTGTTCTAGTGTTACCATCTTAGTTGTATTGTTGATTGCATAGACAAAACCTTTTGCACCACTGACTCTACCTTCAACTAAATCACCATTTTGTACATTAAGTGTTCCACTAGCCCAAGATAATTCAGTAAAAGTACTAAAATCAGTTAAGTATAGTCTTGGATATCCACCAGAACCATCAGTTAATGTAATTGCGGTTGCTTTTGCAATTTCCTTTTCATTTGACTCATTTAATTTTCTATCATATAGATATATTCTTTGAAATGATCCAACGGAAAGACCACCAACCATTCCTGCAGTGTCTAACTCAAAATACTTTCCAAAATCTAAAAATTGTGAAACGTTTGATTTTGATTTAAAGGTTCTTGGTTTTTGTACTTCTACATAAGTAGATGATTGTTGTTCTAATTCATAACCCTTAACGTATGATTTTCCTGGACCAACAGTAATTGTAAAGAAATCATTTCCATTAATAGCATTACCATCTTGTGTTGTTATTGCCCTGTTTAAAACTACTGTTCCTTTACTATTTTCTGAATTAATATCATATACACCACCGTTGAACAAATTATCCAGAGTTTCATTGACTTTTAGTTTATAATCTTCAATAGAATAGTTTCCAGACTCATCAAAAGTTCTTCTTGCTAAAGTTCTTTCTAATTCTGCATAAACAGAACGGTCTACTTTATATTCAATTTTACCTTCTCTTACTCGTAGAAGTTCAATGAAATCTTTTCCTTGAATTTCATCTACACCTACTTTTTCTAGAATACAAGAAACTTTTAATCTATCAGCACCAGGAGATGCATAGTTTGAATAACCGTATGAATTATCTAATAATGATTGATCATCTTCTGATGTAATAATCTCTTCATAAATTCTCAAACCTACTTTATATGATGGAGTATTTCCATACTGATCAAGAATAATATTTTGAGATTCAACTTCTAAGAAAAATCCTCTTGCAAAATAAACACCATCATTTATTTTTGCATTACTTCCAGAAAATGCAGATGCGTTAGAAGTTGAAGTAATTGCTATCTGTTCTTCTGTATCATCATCTACTAAAATTTCATTATTTGAAAAAGTTTTAAACTGTTTTCCTGTAACAGCATCAGTAATACCAGATGATAAGTATTTAATATAAAATGTTAATCTTTTCTTTACTGAAGTAGATGCACTAATACTAGTAATAATTCTTGCTCTAACGTTCGTAGATGTTCCACGGATAGTTTTTTCATGCAGAGAAGTTCTATAAGATTCTACGGAAACTCCATTGATTAAATTTTGGACAGTAACACATTCTAATCTACTATCATATCCAATGTGTCCAGGAATGACCATAGATCCTTCCTTGAACATATGTTGTCCAAATCTTTCTACTTGATTTTGTAGAATGGATTGTAGTGTAGTTAATTCTCTAGCTTGTACTGGAAAACCAGGCTTAAACAGAACCTTATAAAAATTTTTACGTCTGTTAAAATCGTCAAAATAAGGAGCAATATTTAAATTAGTATCTTGCATTTTTACCTACTTCCAAAAAGCCTTTATTGTATTATTTATTTTAGAATTCAATGACTAGTTTGATATCTTCAATTTGGTCATTTGAACGAACAATTGGTTTTCTATGTTCAACATATAAAACACTTCCAGAATATTTTTGAACTTCTGGGTTTGCATAACCAGCAGTGAATATAACACCAGCAATAGTCGATGCAGCACCATTAATTCCTGATGTGTATGCGATATCTGGGTTTCCACTAATACCAGATACTTCACCATTAACTGCGTTCAAACCAGAGAAAGGAACTAATTTATTTTTGTTTGCACCAGTTATGGCAAGACCACTATATTCATTTTGATAGTATCTTAAAATTTTATTAATACTGTCCCAGTGAATTACTACTCCCTTTGCATTAGTAGATGACTGATTAATTGTTTCACCAATTGTATAATTATAATTAAATGAATCTGGAAACTTGATTGCTTTACAAGTAGAAATCGTATCTTCTGTTTGTTGAGTAGTTTCTGCAAATCTATATGGGTTTGCAATTAGACCAAAACGTCTAAAAGAAATATCAACTGGGATATCACCAGAACCATCTAAAAATTCTAATTTTGAGTTTACGAGAACACGAAATGCACCAAGTTCTGTTTCCATGGAACTTCCGTGACCTTCTGGAGGTGGAATAATTGCTTCTAGAAATGTTGTTCCATTGGATGATGTAATACCAGTCATTGCTGCAGCAACAGTAGTTAAGTTGATATCTACATATAATTTACTCATATCAATTTTTGCATATGAGTAACCAGAACCAGTTGATTGTACAGCAACTGTTTCAATTTTATTTGCAAAAATTCCAGAATTTCCAATAATAATTCTAGCAACACCAAGATTACCATCTCCAAGAATAGGAGTATAAAAAGTACCTGGTGTTAAATTGGAAGCTCTCGATTTAATGATAATAGTATCAATTGCACCACTTGATGCAGCAGTTTTTACTGTAGAATCTGTTGCAATGGGGATAAAGTCACTCGTAACAAATTTCAAAACTTCATCTGTTGATAACTCATATAAAAATTTCCATTTGTATCCATCCGATGTTGTAATAATACTGGAAGTTGAACCACTAACGGATGGTTCTGCAGAAGTTCCTGTTTGAACTCCGTTTGGATTTTCTGGAGTAGTACCATTATAAATGCACTTGAAAATTTGATACTTACTATTCATAATGTAAAAATCTGCATCAAATAATTTTGATGCTCCACTTGGTGCTAATTTTGTAGTACTGTAATCATGTCTGTACATATCATAAATTGTTCCACTGGACCAAGTTTTTTTGGGAATTACCTGTTTAACATCTGATGGTTTAACTCTTTTCATTGAAATCATATCATCATAAATTTCAGATAGGTCATTAAAAGAATCTTCTGGATTAGGAGGCAATGCATCAGAAACGTTTACATTTCCACTATATTTTTCAGAATTCCAAATTTGTGATCTTCCGATAAACAGATAAATTTTACTCCTTTGTACATCTGTATCAGATACAGATATTCCCGATGGTTCAGATAATGATTCCACAAATTGTTGTGCAGAAAACAATCTAAAACTATCTGTAATTAGTGCTGGCATGATTGGTAATTTCCTTTTCTAAAATTTATTTATTAAAGTTCTTTATCATATATTACATAAGTGCTACTACTCCAATTCTGTGGATTTGGTCGAGTGCAACTTTCTAATTTAAGTGTGGTTGGATTTGCGATAGTATAGTATACGGTTTCTTTTCCGATAATTACACTATGATAGTCATACCCTATTCCTGCATTAATAATTGTTACTTGGACAAATTTTCCAGTTGAACTTAGAACAGGTTTTAATTCTGCTCCAGATCCACCACCACCTTCAACAATTAAAATAGTATTTGCCAAATCATAACCAGAACCCGCATTAATAATATCAACTTTTACAATTTCTCCCCCGTAAACATATGGTTTCAACACCGCACCAGAACCACTAGAGACAGAACCAGTTGTAGAAATAATTTTAATATTAATATTACTTGTTGGGAGACCACTGACCGTTTGCATATCAATATCAACACTAGAAGTTGTTACATTGGAAGTTAATCTATATAATTTTCTAGTGAATGAACTTGAGAACATATCTTTTCTCACAATTTCAATAGGACGATTTATTCTAAGTGTTGGAGCATTAAAATAATTAAACCCAGAATCAATAATTTCTAGATTTGAGGTAGAAACTCTACCACCATTTGTATACGAAACATCTTTGACAATAATTTCACCACCAGATCCAGTACCAACAGCACTAATTACTAAGTTTTCTGGATAATCAAAACCCGTTGAAGTTACAGTTGCATTAGTAATTTTACCATTAGAAATAACTGGTGAAACACTTAAACCAATTCCTTTTGTAATACCATTATATGTGGAAGTTCGAAGTAATGATGGACTAATTACTTGTGTAACTTTTCTAACATCAGTATCTCCACTCAATTTTATTGTGTCTCCAACTTGAATATTTTCAACCCTGTCAATTACACTTACGTCTTCTTTTCTTCCCATAAAATCATACAACATAATTTCTACTGTATTTGAAGCTGGTGCATTAGTAAACACAATTCTATTGTGATCAATATAATAATCAACTAGGGAATTTTGAATATATCCATCTTTGATTACTAAAATTTGATTTTCATAATCTCTAGGTCTTTCAATTTCTGCATTGGGATAATAATCTAAACCTTGATATTTCATGTAAAATATTTTAGTTGAATTATTAAATCCTGTTGTAATTTTATCCAATTGTTTGAACAGACCTAAGTTTCTAATAATAAATTTATCTGTTGAAGTAGGAGCAACGGTAAAGTTAATTTTACTCTTAATGGGACCAGTTAAATTATATTCTTCAAATGGTTCTAGAATTTTATCATTCTTAAATACTAATAGATTTCTTGGGCTTGGAACACTATCATCTTCAACAGTTCCAGTTGGAACAAAGTTTTTGGAATTATAGAATAATGGGAATGTCTTATTGGATCCGTTGAAACCATTATTGATATTATCGAGGATAACTAAACTATCTAATCTAATTGCAAATATATTAGCTGCCGGGCCATCTGGATCTGTATCTAATGGGGAATCTAGTTTAAATTTATTATTATTCAAATAAGTAAATCCACTATTATATGTTTGAACAACACCGTTTACCTGTACAATCAATGAATCATCAATAATATTTCTGTTTTCCGAACCAAGTTGACCTAGAGCGTCATCACTAAATGAAAATGTATTTAATGGTCCACTATAAAAAACACCAGTTCCATAACTTTTTTGTACCACAACTCCAACTGTGATTGATGAAGTATCTTGGATATTTGTTACATAACCATCTTCCGATAAAGTTCCAATATATGTTGTTTGATCCACTATTGATGAATCTAACAATTTAAATGCAATATTTCCTGGTGTGTGTCCAGACGAAGGTAATAATTTAATTGTTGACGAATTAATAATTTTATCAACCTTTGTTTTGCCATCTGCGAGATTTTCAAGACGTAAAAGTTGATTATTAAACATTGCAATAATATAAATTTCGTCTGTACTATCATTTGGTGGATTTTGTCTAAAGTTTATATAACCATTTTCAACAAAATAATCAATATATGGAGTTCTTAGGACACCATTTACTGATATTAAAATATCAGAAGTATTTCTCCATCTAGTAAATGGAATTTTATTTCTAATTAATCTAAATCTAGTATTAGTTCCATTCATTCTTTCATCAAAAGAATCGACTTTACATAGATTCATTCTTGAAAAATCAGTTATCATAACATTTGATAGATTAGTTACACCATCAATAAAGTTTATCCTAGATCCAGCATAATAATAAATTGTTCCAGAATTAACTCCCCATGAATTATCATCATATGGTGCGCCAATAATTAATGAATTACCAGAAGAACTCATTGATAATGAATCACCAAACCTATCATAAATCAGTGCATTTTGATTTGAAATAGTTTGTGTTAGTTGCCAGGGACCGTAATTATTTCCAAGTTGCTGGTTCGAAAAATCATAAACGTATACTTTTCCTTCTGGTTGATTAGTAATTTCATTTGCCCTATTTGGAGAACCAATAACAACTCTAGTTCCATCTGAACTAATTGAAACAGCAAATCCAAATTCCTGATCATAATCTGGATTTGGTGGAGTTATTTTTTGTTCTAGTACCCATTTAAAACCAGTAAGATTTGTACCACTTCTTACGAATATATATGCTGTCCCACAAATCAAATTAATACTTGAATTTAATTTTTGGGAGATCATATTTTCTCTATCAAAAATTTCCGAATCATCCGAAATGTATTGTAAATATTCAAACGCTCTAGTTTGAATAAGAGTATTTGATGTATCTCTTGGTGAACCAACAATAAGTTTATTGCCATCTTCAGTGATAGAAATAGAATTTCCAAATGAATCAAATGGTTGTACATCATCTGGTGTAATTTGATCTTCTTCATACCAAAGATTTTCGAAATAATTGAATATATAAACTTGTTGTCTAGTACCAACCGACAAAATTGAAGAATCTGCAGAAATATCCAAAGATATTCCAAAGTTTTCATTAGTTTGTGGATATTTTGGAGTAATTTTTTTATCAAAAAACCATTTTCCAAGTTCTACATCAAAACGATAGATGTATACTGCTCCAGAAGCAATTACGCCATTTACATTTTCAAATGGTGCAGAAACTGCTGCAATTTTTCCAAATTTATCAATGGATACTTGATGACCAAATCTTGCTCCACTGTTAATTCCAGTTGGTGCTTTAACAAAGGTATTTCGAGAAACAGTAACTGCTCCGCTAGTAGAAATTACTGTATTATAAAATGATACTGCTCCAACTTCTTCATTTGTTGCGGTAGCCCACAACGGACATCCAACAACTATTTTTTCACAGTCTTTTGTTATATCAACCGAATAACCAAATTGCAAACTAGAACCAGGATATCCACGATCTGTTCTTGAAATAGAAAGTGATGTTATTAATGTCCAATTATTTTGTGTTTTTCTGTATAATCTAACTACCCCAGTAGAACCAATAATAGTTGTTTCTTTTAATGGTGCAGATACTACTAAGAAATTTCCACTATCACTAATTTTATTTGAAAAACCAAATAAACCTCCAGGTGAATCCTCCAAGTAATCAAATTCTAGAACTTGTGATAGATTGGTTTTTTGAATTTTATATGCAACACCAGGATTTTGTGTAATTCCATTAACATTTACTAAAATAGAATCTTCTTTTTCAACTGCATATGGTAAAGTAGAATATGTAATGTCAAACGCAGTATTTGTTGTTCTCTCCTCAATATTTAAACCACCACCACCAGTTGCAATATAATCCAAAGTAGTTGCAAATGGAACGAAATATATTTTGATATCATCAATTAAAACATTAATAGTACCATCAAATAAAATTACAAATTCTCCATCTGGTAAAATATTTGGGGATTGATATAATTCATAATTTGAATAATCAATAAAATCATTATCGTCCGTGATATAATTTAAAATCGTAAAAAATCTATTATCAGGAATATTATCTGGAACATCTGTTGTCCAAGTCCAAGAACCAATCTGCGGATTATATTGTTGCATGACACCATTAACAAATATAATCATAGTCTGAGTAGCTAAATCAAGATTTACTGTATTTCTCAATTTTAAACTATTTGAACTAAATTGTTCAAATTGCAATTCTGTAATTTGTGTGGTAGTATTAAATGCCATTATGAATAGTGGTTCATTGATCTGAGGAGAATCAACAAAAGTTAAAGCATTATTAGAATATGAATATGAATTCAAGTAATATTGATAGATACCTTCAAATCTAAATGGGAATATTTTATTGACGTTGTTTACTAACAATGGATATCCATCTTTTGTTAATGTAAATGTATTTCTTATGCCATCAATATAACCAGGAATGTCTAATAAGTAATTATTTGGATCTTTTACTGAATTTGGTGAAAGTAGTAATTTTCTGAAATACAGTAATTTAATGTCATCTGATGGCAATGGTGGTTCATCAAAAGATACTGTATTTAATATGGAAGTTACAAAACCAGATCCAAATGGCTGTAATACACCATTTCTTATTGCGAGTACATCTCCAGAATTTCTTACATAAAGTGGAATACCATCTTCATTTAAGAAGAATGTTTTTCTAGATCCATCAAAGTAATCTTGACCTACTACAATATCTTTAGAATCGTATGTACTTTGGAAATAAAATATACAACAATTACTTCCAACCGAAGGTGCATTAACGAAAATAATTTTTTGTCCGTCTTCATCATAATTAAGAGTGTAATCTTCACCCAAAACTAAAGGTAAATTGTTGATAGTGACCAATAGTTTTTCAGAATCATTTAAAATAAAGTTTGTGTGTATTAAATTTGCAGATGGCGATGGCGGTGGTGAAGTTAGATTTCCTTGACTATCTCTAAAATCAAATTCATTTAAAAATGTTAATTCTGAGTTTGGAGATTTTAGAATAAATTCTTTTTTAATTCCATTAAATTGAGAAGAAATATTTTCGACAAGTTCAACAAAACTCGATGACTGCTCTGGGAAAGTAGTAACAAATTTTGTATCATTACCGTAAATATAAGTTCCATCTACAGAAGGATTTCCAGATGAAGTTCCAGAATATGCAGTTCCTGATAATAGTTTTCTCTTTACTTGTTGATATTTGTTATTAAAATTGACTTTTTTATTAGATTCAAAAGTTCTAGTAATTAGTTTGTCTCTTGTAATGTTGAGTGAAGTTGATACAAATCTCTCTTCAAAAACACTAGTATCGAGATTTTCTGTATAACATTTGTTATTAATTAACCATCCATGAATAAACGCTGTACTGGCAATTGGTTCATCAAAAGTCAAGAAAGTTCCTGCAATAGTAAATCTAGATTGTTCTATAACAGAATCAGTACTATTTTGAATTGCACCATTTACAGAAAGAAGTAATGAGGATCTTTTTACAGTAAGTGTTGATAAGTTGTTAATTTTATATGTGTAATCATTTATTTTAGTAAAGAAAAGTTTCTGTAATGCATCAAAGTATAAAGCAAATACTTTGGATCCTTCTGGAAATATATTTCCAGTTGTTAAAACTACTACATTTCCATTTAAAATACTATATAAAGTCGAATCTAAGACAACACCATTTACAGATACTATTAATTTGTTTTTAAGACTATTTGAAATATTTACTGTTTCTCCAGACCTTTGCAGAACAATTCTATCTGTTCCATCCCCGATAATACTTCTGAATGTAACAATATCCTTTGCATCTTTTGGTGGAATTTGTGCGGTGAATAATTTGGTATATTGTGACATGTCACCACCAAAATCCCATGAATCACTTATTACTGGTAAAAAATTCTCAAAGAAATCACTAACTAAAGAAGATGTTTGAATAATAAAAATTTTATCTTTATCATTTACAGGGAAAGCTAATGAAAGTTTATTCTCATCAACAGTATATGAATCATTTGGTTCTTGTAATACTCCGTTATATACGACTAAAGAATTTAAAGTATCAGTTTTAATTCTTGGTGAGAATAGATATTGTGGTTTGTAATAATAAACATTTTCTCCATTGGTAAATTGCAATCCATTTTTGGATGTAATGAATAAAATGGTGTTTGAAATATTATCTACTTTTGCAATAGCTTGAGAAGTTCCACCAACAATTACTCCACCTGCAGATAATGCTTGTGGAGCAACATCATTCAAATATAGAATTTGTTGATTGATAACACTATAGTTTAGTTTAAGATTTAAAATATTTTTAAGAGTTAAATTAAAACCAATAATATTTTTAATAATTCCCTGTGTATTTTGATATACCGATTGGTTACTTTCTATAATATGTTTTCCAAATAGTTTGTTACCAATAGCATGAGAATTTTTATAGATCAAATTATACCAATCTTTTACATTAGTATTGTATCCAATTAAATATGAATAAATTTGATAATAATTACTATCTGTTATTTTTTGTGTTGCTTCCGAAATAAATCCAATATTATTTGTAAATCTTGGTTTTAAAACAGATGTAAAACTAGATTTAAATCTGGTCTTTGATTTTGTTGCTTTTAAAATAGTTGAAAATGGTACTTGTCTTTCATCAAATAGATATGCAGATTCCCAAATATAATTACCAAAAAAATCTTTAGAAATTATATTACCACTAATTTCTTTTAATTGAACTGTGGAATTATTTTTATCATAACTAACAACTTTAGCTGTAGCAATAGTTTCAAAAACTGGTAATTTTGAAATTTTGTGTAAGTTTTTCTCATTTATAAATGAACCAGGTAAAAGAGTAATTGCTGGACCTGCTGGTATAGTCGAAAGTTGAATTGTAGTTGCATCTACAATTTTTACATATAACTGTACCTGGTTAGCAAAAATATCAGGAGGATTTGTAACAAGTGGTAATCCAGTGCATTCATATAGAACCAAATCATTAGACTTAAAATTGTGATTTGTTTCAAATATAATATTAGATTGATTTGTATTAACAGATTGTATATAACTTACCGCATCTGTTACTTTTTTAATGCTAATAATGCTATCCTTATTTAAAACACTTCTTGAAAGATTTGCTCTAACTAGTGCTCCACTTCCTCCAGTTCCAGAAGCATCAACAATTAGTTCTGGAGTATCTAATAAGAAATTACCACCAGATACTACTTCAACTGTTTGTAATTTTCCACTCTGAATTGTAGTTTTAAATTGAATTGGTGGGTCATAAATTCCAGCTAATTCTGTCAATGGTATATCTTCTTTTACTTTAATTGTAGGTTCTACATAATAATTTTCACCCCTATCCAAAATAGTGACTGAAGAAATTTCATAATTTTGCTTTAATTTTAAAACAACATCACTTTGTAAATCAAAGTCAATTGTTCTATCATTTCCGTAAAAGTCACCAACAGTGATATAATCAATTTTTTTAATCTTACCAATTGTGTTACTATCAGCTTGTAATTTTGCTCCATATCCATAAGATGAAGACACACCAGTAATTTCTGGTAATTTTTTGTATCCTTTTCCACCATCAATAATTTTTACTGAACGAATTGGTCCAGAAACAGTTGATGATCTTGTATACCAATCGATCGAATTCATGTTATATGATCTTGGAGATGTAGAATGTATTCTAACATTTCCAACATTAATATTGACTATTCCAGGTAAACTAAAATACTGCCAATTCAGTCCTACTACTGAAGATCCAATAGTTTTGATTAGATTTATATTATTAGTCCACCATGCGTACATCATTCCGCGTGAAGGATCTAAAGTAAATGTTATTGGTGTTGTTCCAAAAATTCCAGTAGTGGTATTAAAATCATTGTCATAAACACCACGTTGAGATCCATCCCTAACTCCAACATAGTAGTTTCCAATTTTTGTTTTATCAATTGGTGACCAACCAAGTAATCTGGTTAATTGCCATGCAGTTGTGCCTTGAACACCCTGTCTGGTTAAAACATATACACCATTTTGAGAAGGAATTGTTTGATTTTTAACTAAAACACATTGATTAGTATTACCTACTTTAATAGTTGTAATACTGATTTGTAGAGTGACATTTTGTGCAGTTTGTGTTGCGAATGCTGGAATGATGGTTGACCCGTCAAAAGAAAATAGTTCAAAACTGTTGTTTGTGAAGTTTGGAACCATAAAAGCATTAGGAGGAATTCCGTTACCAGAAATATTATATTCAAGATATCTAATTTGGTTAAACTTATTTCTTTCACTTTGACTTAGTGTAATTACTCTACTTCCTGCAATTGTACTACCAACAATTTGTATAACTGTATCGACAGCTGGGAATCTTCCTGCATCATTTCCAGTTGGTCCAGTTAATGTTGTTTCTGTTTCTTGTGAAACTGGTAAATTTGCTATAGTTGCACAGCTAACAAGAACTAAATCGGAATGAGTAACTACCATTCCTACTTTTAAATTTGCAATATTACTTTGGGAAATTCCAGTTAGGTTACCGACGCTATCGATGGTTAAGTTAGTTAATTCTAAATTACCATAATTATAAACTTTATACTCCTCTGGAATTGTTTTACTAAACTTAAATTTATAATCATCAATTTTTTCGATAGGATATGTTCCTTCAAAAATTTCATTTTCAAAATCAAGAGTAAAATTCTTAACTGTTTTTTCTAAAATTTCATCACGAACTTGTAAGTATACATTTGGTAAATCAGATTCTTTTGTAGTTGGTTTAATAAAAACTTCATGATTATCGATCAAATATGCGTTTTTGTTTAAAAATAAAAATTGACCAATATTATCTTCGGAAAAATATAGTGATTTTGATGCTAAATCAAAAGAAATAATATAATTTACTGGTGGTGTAATGGATCTTCCAGAATAAGGACCTACTACTGATCCGTTTTCAGCAAAATATTCTGGATATTCGATGGTACTCAAACCGTTTGGATTTAAATTTAAAGGATCATATGCATTTAAAATTGGATTGCCATTACTATCAAAAGTTGGATTTCCGTTTGAATCTAATACTGGTCGTGAATCAGAATTTCCCACATATATATCAATATAAGAACCGCTATCTCTAACAAATTGAACATAAAAATTTTGTCCAGTAGTAATATTAGTTGCATCATATGGGGTTATAATATTAGTAGGATTAGTTGGATCTCCAATTCGTCCAGAAGAAAAAATCATATCTCCATAATCTATAACAGACCCATCTGGAGCAAATTTTCTAGCTTTTATAGTTGACCAATTAAACGGAGTATTTGAATCTTTTGTATAACGAATAAAATATTGTCCTCTGCCTAGATCATAACTCCAGTAAACCGATACCTTAATTTTTTTGAGAGAGAATGTGTACTTACTATTTTCATATACTGTAATATTAGAAGTTTTTTCCAACCCAAAAGCTTGATCCTCAAAAGAATAAGATTTATCTGTGGTGAATGTAATTGGTGCGAATTGAGTTGGATAAAATTCACTTGGAGTAATTGTTATTGAAGAAGCACTATCAATACTCGTAACTGTAGCTCCATCCCAAGATAATACACCAGTATTTGTGATAGTTGAACCGACTTCAATTCCACTAATACTTGATAGTCCAGTAATTGTTCCATTATTATATAATGTTCCAGTGTAAGTTTTTCTGGTGCCACTATAAATTGTATCTACAAAATCTACAGATGGTTTAATTCTTTCTACAGTAATTTTATCACCAGATTCTAACATGTGTGGTTTTTCTTGGTGAATTTGAATTTCAGCCAATTCACCATAAATGTATAATCTATCATTTGATGTCTGGACTGTATTTAAACTAGTTGTATAATTTCTTGTAATTTGTCCACTTACTTCATCAATAACAGCATTAAACCCAGAACCTCCTGTTTCATTATTATTAATAACTAGAGTATCTCCAGTTTTATAATTATTTCCTGCATAATCAATATAAACATTTTCAACACCACCAGTGTAAAACTGAGTAACTTCAGATCTTGTTTTACTTGAAAGATTACTTGATTTTGGAAAATATGGAAAATCGGAATCGTCTGATTTAATTCTTTTTAACCCAGGCGGCAGAGAAGAATTTAAATATTTTTGTGTGGTGTTATACGAATCAATTTTATTTCTAAAAAGTGGTCCAATAAAATATGGATAAAACTCTGTTGCAAAATATGCATAAGTACCAGTGGGGAAGTCTGGTGTTACACAGAACTTCCCATTATACTGATCCAGAGTACCAAACTTTGGATCAAATACATAATCGTCTACTAGAGATCCAATTGGATATGTGTCAACACTTGGTCTATATGCAGGAATTGGAATAACTATTTGAGCTCCTGTTCTTTCATCAGTAAATGTTCCGTATCTAATTTTATATGAAGAAGTCTGTAGTGTAACACGTGATTTTAAATCACTTGTAATTGGATCAGAAAATGCTAATCTTCCATAAATGGGGTTACCATCATAAGCCCAACCAATTATACTAGAATGTTTATTCCGTGGAATAATAATTTCATTTGTGGTATAAAAAACATTTGGATCATAAGGTCTAGGTAGTCTAAGTGTTACACTGCTTGCATTAATTACGTTACTATTTGGTATATTGGGTACTGATGTAAATGCAATAACAGTTGCTGCAATTTTTGTGTTCATTAAAGTAAATGATACTGAACCTGTGACTGGGCAATTGTTGATGCGAGTTCTATTAGAGGCTGTTTGTGAAATAAATTGACCTAAGTGTATTCTAAACTGATCATTATTTTGTTTAAATATAATTAAATTTGTCAAATCTGGAATACCATTAGCATTAACAGCAGAAGGGAAATTAATAATAATTCTATCACCAGTTTGTAATCCGTGATTGGTAGCATTAATAGTCCAAATAAATGCATTGCCCGTGGGCAGGTAAGATGGTTGTTCAGGTCTTACAAATGTTCCAAATCGTGAACTGTACTGTGTATCAATAATTACTTCATCACCAATTTCAAAAAATCCAGCAGTTTCTCTTGTAAACTGATATGTTACATTGGTAAAAGATGAATCGAAACTTGTAAATACTGGGATATATGGAATAACAGTAGATTTATCTAGTCTGTTTAAAATAGGGGCAGTTGGTTTAATTTGCAAATATTCTGGATAATTTTTTGTATCTGGTACTTGATCTGTAGTAACTAAAGGTGAATCTGAATAGTTAAATACATACCCACCATAATTGTCAATTTTTGAAGAAAGAACTTCGGGAATAACTGGTGTCCATTGTGTAATCGTTGTTTTTGTAGCAAATAATGACCCTCTAGAAATAAATTTTACAACTGGTGGTATTGTGTAATTTTCCCCACCATTGATAATATCAACATCAATAACTTTTCCGTTAGAATCGATTACAGCTATACCAGCTGCATTTTTCCCATCACCAATAAATTTGACAATTGGAGGTACATAGTAATTTTCACCTTCTTTATCAATAATGACAGATCTTACTTGATTATTAAATATTTCAGCAAATCCTGTTGCACCAGATCCAGTATCAACTATAAGTTTAGGATTTTCAGTATAACTATTTTTTCTTTCCGAATCTGTTAAAGTAATTGTTTTGTATGCTAAAGGATTGAAATCCAAAGAGTTTACTTGGGATCTAGTAAATGGACGAAAAGTAATTGGATCAATTGCAACACCAACAGAACCCGACATTACAATATTATTTTGTGGAACAGTAAAATCAATTCCAGGTCCTGTTACTTTAACAATTGGTGTTTTGGTGTAATATTCTCCAGCACTTGAAATTAAAATCTTTACAATTTTTCCACCAACAACTTCTGTTCTAAGTTCAGCACCTTTTCCTGTAATATCACCCGAGGATCTTGATACTGTAACTGTTGCTTTTTGATCGTTTATACCAACAGTTCCACTAAATGTCAATAATGATTCGTCGATTCCATCTAATGAGACTGAAACAAATGATGAATAAATTGATATTATTTTTGAAGTTCTTGTAGTAAGTACTTGAGTAGATTCTCCTGCACCAGTAATTTTAACATATGGAAGTCTTTCATGTAAACGTTGTGGTAATATATAGCCCGAACCATTATTACTTATGGTAACGCTTTCAATTCTACCATATGTTATTTTATTACCAGTGTAACTATTAATCTCAATTCCATCATTAGTAAGCCCAATACCTCTTTGATTGACAGAAGGATTTTTTACTGCATCATATGAAAGTTTTGCTTTAGGTATTCTCTTGATATGTTTTTGATTGGCATACGTTCTTGTCTGACTAGTAGTATAAGGAGGAGTTCCAGAAGAAGCTATATAAACATATTTTTTTGCTTCATCTTCGTATAAAGATGCAAGACCATTATTAGCACTACTACCAAATGAAGAAATCCAAGACGTATGAATTGGTTCTGAAAATTCAGAATAATCTTCTTTCTCTTCAAATGTAGTTTCTGTAAATAAAGATCCACCATCATCGATGATAATTTTTCCAGGAACACTAATAACTCTAAGTAGTGCAAAATTTTCACCAGTATTGTCTAAATTAATTTTTAATAGATACCAGTGATTTTTGAGTAGTTTTGAATTATATCTTCCAATTAGTGAAACTTCTGTGCCTTCTGATTGTGGAGTTACTGGTATATAAGTTTTATCTCCAAAATAATCTACATACTGTCTTTCACACTCTAAAAATTGATTAATTGATTTATTTTTGTACCTGATTGTTTCAGCACCAATTCTAATAATTCCATTTCTTGCTGGAAACCCAACAGTTGAGTCTACACTAACTGTGGTGGATGAAGAAGATAGAGACTGAGTTAATCTAGTCTGTGGTGGTAAAAATATATTTTCAGTAATACTTCTTTCTGTAGTATTGATATCAAAAATAATTTTTCCTAGTTTATCATCATAAACTTTATCGATATTGATAATATTTAATTGTGTGAAGGGAATACATACACCAGCATCGTGCTCATCATCTAGTTCCTGGATTAAAAATAAACCTTCACTATTTTCAAGTAGTGCAAGATCTGTTTCACCATTTGTTGAAGTTACATATTCACATTTTAAAATTTCTCTAGTTTCATATTTTGAAGCTGATGGACGTAAAACATTTTCAAATGGATATTCGATAGAAGGATCTACCGTTGTAATTTCAATGGGTTCCAAATCAATGTATTCATTTGGATTACCATAAATGTCATTTGATAAAACTTTTCTAATTAATGATTTAACTTTTCTTCTTGGAATTTGATCGCTCTTTAATTTTCTTACACCCTCTAATACTTCTCCAGGTGAAAATACACCAACTGTATTATAAAGAGTTAGTTCTCCAGTTCCAGCATTCCAATATTTTACAAATCCAAATGCTCCAGAAGTTTGTCCAATTACTTTCTGTTCTTGAACAAACTCTTTCTCATATACTTCTAATATTACTTGGCCCTTATAATTTTTTCCTCTATTTACAATAGTGAGACCGTCAGGTGGAATTCTTCCTCCGTAAGGACTATCAACAATATTGTTCACGATTACCGAAGCATTTTCTCCATTTCCAACTACATTTACAAGTGGATATGAAGATGGTTCTAAATTAAATCCGTAATTAGTTGTTGGGGCTTGACCAGGAATATCATTGTTAATAATTTCATATCCTAGTGTATTCTGATCACTTGAACCAATTTTTCCACTGAATACATTAACTCTAATTTTTGGTCCTACTCCAGCATTCTCTACTTTTAGTTTTACATACTTTTGATTAAAAAGAATTCTAAAAAGAAATTTGTGTGACCTAGGTGTTCCCTTTGATAAATAAAACTCTTTAATATTTTTGAATAAAACTCTTAGATTTAAATCTGATGGTAGATCTTGTGGAAAACCTGGTAGGACTTCATTCTTAAATCTAGTAATAAATTCTGTAGTGAAAATATAAGCTAAATTAATAACTTGTGCATTTTTTGCATGGATAGCAGGAACTGAATCGCTAAATGTTACATCTCCAGTTGTCCTGTTATAATCGGTAATTGCACTGGAACCTCTTACACATCCTGTAAAAGAAGTTCTAGTTTTTTCTTTATAGAAAATAATTTCATTATCAATTTTAATATAACCATTTGTATGTGGAAATCCAACAGTGCTGATTACGTTAATTGTGTCTAATGAAACATCCAACTTAGTAGTAATACTAGTTGATTTTACTAAGTCTTTTGGTGTATAATTTTGTATATTGTAATATTCTAGTAAATTATCAACCAAATCTAAAGAACTGTACTTACTTTCTAAAGACTCATAATAGTTCTTTAGAAATTTTGCAAACAGGGGATATGTCTCCGAAATATATTCGGGGATTCTTTCGTCAATTCTTGAGGATACTTTTCCTAGAGTAGTAGTCATATTTACCTATATTAGCAGTTATCTAATGGTAGTCCTGGATCTAAATCTTTTATTGTAATAATTGGATTTGTAGCATCTACAAAACCACAATCTTTACTATTAAGTTCGATAATCTTATCATATGTACCACCTTTACCATCTGCATAAACACCCCACTTATTGAATCCCTTGCAGTATTCGTTTAGAAGTGTTCCAGCATTAGGATAAATTGGGTCTCCACCAAAACCACAAGAAGAACTATTTTGTTTAATTAGTTTGGTGTATGTTCCACCAGTAGAATTGGTGAAAGTTCCATATTCATCAAATCCTAAACAATATGTACTAATTAATTGTTCACTTAATGGTGTTTCATCATCACCAATTTCATCTGTAGGATAATCTAGTATTATTTCTTCATCACCATCATAATCATCTTCTGGAATAATTTCCAAACCACAAATTTCAACATCAATTAGTGTATCATTTGGAAATCCTATAAATTCTGGTTCGGAAGGTACAACTGTAATATTTATTATCTGTTCAGAAGGGAGATTTAAAGTAAATTCCAAACATCCTGTTTTGTAATCAATAGTTCCGACGACTCCTAAAATTACATATTTTTTAAATGTAGCATCGTATCTTCTTAAAATTAATGAACCATTTGCATTATCAGTGATGTGTACTTTATATGATCTCCCAACATGATCGAACCCTGTCGTTGTTGCTGAAATAAGGTTACACTTTCCTGGAGAAATAGGTGTTGTAGTTACAGACCCATTTCCAATTGGAGTTCCAAAACAAATGATATATTTTCTATTTCCAGCTGTTCCTGTCAATCTATATTTCAAAACTGGTCTTGAAATTGCAGTAGAAATAGAACCTTCAGAATTTAGAATATCTCTTCTCAATGAAGTCTGTGAATATTTTGAACCAAATCCTGTTGTATCATCACCAGATCCAAAAGTAGAAACAATTTGTCTTACTGTATTTCCAATATCAGCCTGTGACAAATTAGTTTTTGAAGTATTATATAATATTTTAAGATAAATGCAAATTCTGACTACAAATGGATCTAAAATTGTTGGAAATACCGCACCAACAATATAAGCTCTTAATTTTTTAGTTATGGTATCTTTTACAGCAGCAGATAATATATCACCAAACTTTGGTTGAATTGTAATGAATACTTTACCATACTGGGGAGGATTCAGAGTTTCACCACCAACAACTCTAAGAGCTTTAATATTTGGGTAAATACTCCTGATAATAGATTCGTAATCAGCAGCAGTTACAGCTCTGTCTTGACTGCTATAATATCTTGGTGCATTATATTTGATTGATTTAATACTTTCAAATTCTGATCCATTAGAAGATGATGTTACTAAGGGAGTAACTTGAACACTTTTTGATGATACTACAGTTGGTTTAGTATTATAGATAGATGCAACCGAACCAACAAAAATAAAGTTTTTAATACTATTTGCTTTTGACCCGTTAGTAATCAAATAACGAATATCTATTTGCTCACCATTTTTTACTGCTCTTCCAAGAATATCATCACCAAATATAATTTCATATTTTTGATCTTGAACTTCTTCTACGAAGAAAATCTTACTTGATGGCGTCAAATCAATAATTGTTTCTGATCTAGTATGAGTAATTCCATTTACCTTCACAGATATTTGACTTGAATCAATTAAACTATTTGGTATTATAAATCTTTGATTTTCATCTTTTAAATCTACAATGTATGATGTATCAAATAAATTTCCTTCATATAGTTCAATATTTTTAAAAGTTGCAGTATTATCTTTAATATTTGCTCTTTTGGTTTCTAGTAAATTAAATTTATAAGTTTTGTTGTTTAAGACACTAGACAATACTGGACCCGCATCTATTTGAACGTAATCTCCAGTTACATCATTTACTGTAATATTAATCTTCATACATGCTGCAGTATAAGACTTTGGATTGTATCCAAGTCTATTTGCAAGTGCAACAACATTATCACGTATAACAGCCGTATCAATATTCAACTCATTTGCAACCATGTTGATGTTATAGGATTGCAAATGAGCATTATATGCTAAAAGATCCAATAGAACCGATATATTCGATCCTTCATAATCGAAAGAATTAAAATCTGAATTGTTTCGTAAGTAATTCCGTAAAATGTACTTAATTTCTTTTGGATCTAACGGTGAAATTGGTGAAGACATCTTTTAACTTTCTCTTACTAGTAAATACGATAATTTTTGTATTACTTCATTACCAACAATTGTATATTCAATGACTATTTCTATATCATTTAAATCATTATCACGAAGAATATCTATTGATGTTAAAGAAATTCTTGGTTCAAAAGCTTTTAAAATATTTTCTATTTCACTAATAACTGAATTTACTTCTGGATACTCAGTTTCAAACAATTGAGAAGTAATTCTAGTCCCAACAAATTTATTAAATGGTCTTTCATTAATCGCAATTGCAATTAAATTTCTAACAGAAGCTTTAATTGCATCTTCATTCTTTAGAACATTAATGTCATTTGTGCTTGGATTACGTGTAAACGCGAAGCTAATATCCTTAAAACTTTTGGATACGTCTCCTAATTTAGTTTTGGCTGAATACCTTGGCATTTAAAAATTTACACTTTATCTAATATAGTATATATGTGAGTTTTTAATCAGTGCCAACGTTCTACATAGTCATCAAAACCATTTTTTCCACCACAATGACGAGAATATCTATCCTCTGGTGGTTGATTTTTTTGTTTTTTTTCTGATTCGGGGTAATAATCGGTTATTAATTTTGTGGTTCCCCACATTTCTTTCATGTAATTTACATCTCTATCTGGATTTGGTTTGATTGCCATCTGTTTTTCTCCAAAAAGGTTGAAACAGAACTTTTTACGGGGTTGCTATCCCGTTAATCTATATAAAATCCTTTTCTCAAATAATCTTCATCTTCAATATATCTATACTCATCATCAATATCTACTTTTTCATCTTTCCATACTGGAAAAGCAACAGAATTTCCGTATCTAAAGTCTGGATTTCTACGAAAATGAACCTCTATAAGTTTGTTACCAATAAATTCGCAGTTTATCCACTCATAATTTCTTTTTAAATTATCTAATATTGAAGGAAATTTTACATAACAGTTAATTTTTTCCCATTTTTTCCATCTATATAATGGTTCTTCTTCATCTTTTTCACCAACAACCACTAAGTCAGGGATTTTATTTCTAAAATCAACACTCAAGTGTGCTCCTTCAAAGATTTCTGACCAAAATTCTGATGGGTGAAATCGATCTGTTGAACTATGAATCCATTCTATACGAGCAAAACGACTCATTCCAAGTAAATTTATGGATGGTCTAACTACATAGTACCCAGAATAAGGAACAGGCACCCCTGTTGGTCCACAGAGATGCCCTTGTCGTTTATTTAATATAAGTTTATTATAGACCCAGAGATCATCTGGATGAATAGCATTCCATTCGTCTTGTGGGTCTAAGTGATACATATACTATTTTCCTTGTCCGCGATACTTCTTACGCGCTTTATTACGACTGGTAGCAGCATATTTAGTTCCAAGACCTAATCCTTGACGAGATTTCTTAGGGGGACCAGGAATATAGTTGCTCTTAGTTAAAGATCCTTTAGATTTTGCCATATTTAAACAGATTGAACTACGATAAGTATAACATGAAAGTAATTATAGGTCAAGGGAATGTTGATCCTCTTGGTGTGTCATCAAATGTTGATAGGTTAACAATAACATTTTCTGTTGTTGGTTCAAATTCAAACGAACTGATTGATGTATCTTCTCTGGTGAATTCATCCAATCCATCAATCACAGAATTTTCAATTGTTGGAACTGGTTTTGGTTGTGATGGTTGAACAACAACAAGTGTTTCGGGAATTCTTGGTGGACAATAATGTACTACTTCTGGATCTTCAACAGCTCCTGGATCAGTTGTACCAGGAGAAGGATTGGTTGATTTGGGAATGATCAATACAGGTGAACTGTAAATATTTGGTGGACCTGGTTCTGGTGCAGCTCCAGGAGAAATATATGGTAATTTATTAATTGTTTTTCCTGTTATAGTAATTGTTATTGGAACTGGAATACGTGGATCACATTCTCTTGCTATATCATTATCTCCTGGATCTTCAACAGCTCCTGGATCAGTAGTACCAGGAGGCAAAATTGATATTGGAACTATTAATGTTGGGGGTGTATGTGTACCTGGCAAGCCTGGTTCTGGAATAATTCCACGTGGAATGTCTGGTAATTTATTTTTGGGAATTTTGGAAATTATACCACCACCTTCAGGATCACTAGAAGCTCCAGGATCTTGTATTCCACTTGGAGGTACTTGTGCTTTGACTCCTTTTCCTGCACCAGATGCTAGTGCTAATGCTAATGCAAGAGCACCAAATAATAATAAAAGTTTATTTGGACCAGCAGGAATAATAGCTGAAAATGGAAAGAAGCTAACAACATCACCAATTGACGCTAGTGGTCTTCCATCATATAGGTGTCTTGGTGATGCAGTTACTACCATTCTAGGTAATGGTAAACAAGGAATACAACATCCTGGACCACAAGGACAACATGGTGGGTTGGGTGGAACAGGAGGAAATACATCACCAAAGTGAACAACTGGAATTGGAGTAAGATTTTTTCCTGCTGCTGGTCCTAAAACCAAAGGACTCCAATTACAACAAGGACCTATAAAAGGACCAGCTGCAAAAGAACTTAAATCAACGATTTTAGCGGCAGGACCATTACCAAAAGGCATATGTTACCTCCTATCCTAGAATCTTATATGGTGCAAATTGAACAACTGGCGCAAAATCAATATTTGGATGTAGTGTATTGTATTGTGATGAAGAAATTGCAGTTGTCCCGTATTGTGCTCTCACACAATCTAAAAATGCAGTGGAACTACGTTTTGCATAATAAATGATTTCAAATCCTTTGAAATCATATGTACGAACTTCACTGGAATTTGTTCTTTCTTTACCAGTCCATCTGACATTTAGATCATATCGTGGAATAAGAATAAAACCATTCTCTAAAAATCCATATGTACTTTCAACATCAATACGTGTTGCGGATGTTGTAAGATTTTTTGTTAGATAAGTAAAAATCTTTACTTGTGTTTTTGGATTTGATTTTAATGAAGCTAATGCAGTAATATAATTACCCAGTGCAGTTAATTCATAAACTGCTTTTTGTTCGTATGCAAATTTATAATCAAACTTTTCTGTAATATAAGTATTGACTACACCAAACTCTTCGATATCAACACTTGTTGTTCGAATACCAGAAGTGGTAAACACTTTACCACCACCACCTTTTAGAAGATGTTTTGTACTTGATGGTGAAGTAGTTGAATGACCCAACCACCATTTATGTTCGTGACTAAAAACACCTTCTGTAAATGAGTAAGATGGAGAATAACTAGTAGTACCGAACCCTCCTCCACCAGTTCCACCAGTTCCAGTATTAAGCACACAGGTTGCATTAATGCCAGCGCCACTGAGGGATCCATTGGGAGCAACAATTTTAGAAATCAAATTATCGGAATCTAAATTAACTGTAAGTTGTTGTGGAAATGCAGTTGTATAGTTGTCCACCTGTAGAGTCTGCTCCCAGCTTGGATTCAATGAAGCTAGGATTGGCCTGTTTACACTGACAAATTTGGGAACACCATTTGCATAGGATCCAAGTGTTGCTGTTGGAGTACCACTTTTAACACCAGTACTGCTGCAACTGACTCCGCTGCCGCCGCTATACTCTGCATATCTGTTTGATGCTTCAATAAATGTATTATCAATCCTACCATATGAATTTGTTGGAGATCTAGGAACTCTAGAATATTTTACCAATACTTGAAACTTCATATGCATTGGAATCTGAAACACATCATCATCATCCTGTGCAATATCATCAGGAATAACATCAAATACATCGCAACGAGTTGGAACCATGTACATGGAATTGTTTAATGCTACAAGTGGAGGACTGACAACTGATCCATCATACAATGCAGGTCTGGTTGTGAAATCAATTGTACTTGTATCTGCCTCTATATCATCATGAGTTTTCTTTCCTTGTCCGAGAACTTGTTCGTCGAAACGTTGCCATTGTGACTCCTCTAATGTTTGATTTTTAAGAATTGTTTTACCAATATCTGTTGTGAATAGTTTCTCACTTAAAACATTATCTGGAATATCACTAATGCGATTATTGAATGCTTGTTCATTTTCAATCTTACCAGGAACATACCCACCGACAATCTCTGGATCAATGGGTGATTGCAGTACTGCCATTGATACTTCAGTTTTTGTATTTCCAAAACCAGTTGCACTGATTTTCTGATCTGCTTTGCGTTCTGCCTTTGGTGTTATTCCAGGATCTTTGAATAGAAGGTCATATTTGAGTGATTTAAAATTTGTTTCTACAATACCAACAATTCCTACTCTATCTTTAATTCCTTTTCCTGCCTTCACATTGATAATCAATCCAGTTCTTACAGTATAATTCGTATCCTTTGCGAAGTTAGCTCCGCTGCCGCTAAGCTCAGCTATACACAATCTGGTCTGTGATGAATGGTAATAGTTAGCTACCTTACTCACAGTCCAACCGTTGATGGTATCCCCAGGTTTCACCTGTAACATGCCAGTGAGTGGATTGGTATTATAAGAGAAGATTATCTTTTTATCCGTGGTGCCTGCTGTGTAGACATGGGTGTTCGGATTGATTGTACTATTGCCCTTATTAATTCCTCCATAATATGTCATGTTATCATAGGTGTAAGTATCCTGATCAAATACACCATTTGTTCCCTGACCAATTATAGAAATGTCAATACGATCTACAGTCATCGACCAACGATAACGTTGTTCAAACTTAAAGTTTACTGTACGAGTTGCAAAAGAATATGTAGTAATACCACCACCTCCACCTCCTCCAGTACCTTGAGATACAGTTGATTTAACATATTCTTGAGTTAGATTTTTATTCTCATGGAATGTTTTGTCAAACGTTAATGTATTCTTATTACTTGGTAGTTCTAAAATTGCAAAAAAATAGTCACCATCACTCAACGTGGTATTTAAGTTACCACTAATCGTGTTGAGTGAAAAATCTGTAGTGTGGTCAAGATATGTCGTCATTTAGTTAAACATCCAATACAACAATGGTCGGGGTCAAAAATTATTTCGCGTGTGTCTGTATATATGTGATAGTAACAACAGTGTTGCCATCCGTCTTCTCTGGTTAACCCAACGCCTCGGATTCTTTCACCTTCGTAATAATCTCCAATTTTAAGTGGAAGATCATCTTTACACATAATCACATTACAATGACAGTATCCTTCTGGTAATAATACATCAGGTGTTGTCTCAGAAATTTCTGTCGGTTGTGTGTGCGGTTCTTCGTGATCGTGATCGTGATCTTCGTGATCGTGATATTCTAAGGTTTCTGTTTCGTCATGATGTTGATGATGTTGATGATGTTGATGATGTTGATGTTCTTCCACAGGTGAATTCTTTATAAACACTCGAAGTTATTTAGTAAAAAAGTAGAGGCGATCGTAGTGGCCACAAAAAATTTTTTATATTTTGACGGAACCTCATCGGAGTTTCTCGGAGTCGAGTGTATACTTTTATAGATTAGACTTTTTGGCTTTTTTAAACCCGATCGCCCCGCGCCGCGCTCCGCTCGCTCAAAAAACCCCTGGCCCTCCCGATGGGTGGCCAGGGGCGGTGTGGTAGGATCGGTGGAGCGACTCAGGCGATCACCAGGCCATCGTGGAGCACGACCTTGTTCACGAACTGGCCGGTCATCGGTTGGCGACGGAGCAGGTAGCGGATCATGGAGCGGCGGGAGATGCCGGCATAGGTGTACTCGCCGCCCTTGAGAAAGTTCACGGTGCAGCGACGGCGAAGCAGGTCACAGCAGATCTCGTCGGCGCAGTCGCTGTTGTCGTCGAAGCGGGTGATGGTGAGCATGGTAGCGAGTCGGTTGAAGAGTTGGCGTGCAGTGGGGATGGCGGTCTGCACTGCGGCTATGATACCACAGATCAGGACGACCGCAAGACCAGCGATCCGGCCAGTTACACGGCCGATCGTGGGGAGGGCATCAGTCAGGTGGTCGAGCACGGCGATCGCCATGTCGGCGTTGGCGTCTTGGAAGGTGGAGAGGCGAGTGGCGGTCATGATGTTTGTGGTTGACTCAGATGGCCTTAGAGCACTTGTTACCAGAGCGGACCGACTCAGCACCAGGCACACTGCCGTGCTGGAAGGCGCCTTTGGGAGCAGCATTCGCCCAGGCACGCTGACCCGTGAATGCTTTCAGGCCACGCTTGGAAGGACGGAGCACGGTGTAGGTGATCTCACCACGGGCATCAGCGATAGCGAGGTCGAGACGGGAAGCGGTTGCAGCGATCATGATCTGATGGCGGTTGATGTGGCTATTATACAGGGTCAGGGGTCATCATGCAACCACCTCCAACCAGGCAACTGGCTTACCAGTGGTGAGACGCCACACGATCATAGGAGCACCGCCCTCGTCAACTGACCAATCGAAGGCGATGTCCCGAGCGGTGTCCAGATCGGGAGCGAACTCAGCACCGTGCTGATCGAAGGTGCCGAAGGACTTGGGCTGAATGGCGAAGGTCATCACGTGATGGCGGTTGATGTGGCTAGTATAAAGACAAAGAAGGGGGCAAGGAGCCCCCTGTGGACAGTTCAGAGATCGGACAACATCTCATCCAGGGCGGCGGTGTCGATCTTGCCGTCCATCCAGCGGGCACCGTCGGGGGTCATCTGCCCGAACCGATGCTCCAGATACGGGATGAGAGCATCGTAGCGGTCAAACTTGCAGGCGAGCGCATAGTGGGGATAGTTGTTCTGCAACCACAGGGCGACGTTCCAGGTCTCCCAGTTTGCCCATCCGTTGTAGGTGGTCATGGTTTGATCCTTTGGTTGATACGGCTATTATACAGGGTCAGGCATCAGGATGGGGCACTGATGGACAGTGCCTCAACTGTCAGTACAGGATCTGGAGATCGTCTAGGATCACCCCATCCCTGCGAATCTCGGCGTAGACGAACTCATCGGCCTTGATGGCAAGCAGACGCTGTGCCTCTGCCCAGGTCTCGCAGTCGATGGACTCCCAGGGGTCAGAGGGGACGAAGACGGTGAAGCGGCGTTCCATGAGCGAGGGGTTGAGGTTGTTCATGTGGCTATTATACAGGGTCGGGGGTCAGGGTGCAAGGTGTGCAGGACTGCCACAGGAGCGGTAGAAGGCGATCATGGACTCCGCCTCGGCCAGAGTACGGAAGAACTGCGAGCGCCACTCACAGGCGTTGTAGGGTGTCTGGTAGCGGACTTCGTAGCGGATCATTGGTTGTGGATCAGGTTAGCGGTGTGATGAAGAAAATCAGCGGTGATGGCACGGATCGGTGCCAGTGGCTGCCACAGTATCATGACCGCGACAGCAAGCACAAGAGTTTTCATCAGTAGCTGTTCAGGAAGTCATGCAGCGCCTCTTGATACTCGGCCTCGGTGTTGAAGGTACGAGCACCGATCGTGCAGGGGAACTGACGACGAGGAGCGGGACGCTTGGACGGCTCTTTGCCCTGGGAGAGGATCTGAGCGACGTAGGGGTTGGTGGTGTTGTTCATGTGGCTATTATACAGACTGGCCGTGGGGTCGGTGGGGGGCGGTGGACAGTTAGACGATTGTCACAGACCAGCAAAAGCAAACAGCTTGTTGATTAGGTGTAGAATAATCACAACCAGGATAAGCTCAATCATTTTATTGTAGCAGTGGTATTTGTATGTAGAAAGGATCATGCGAACATGAAACTTCCGTCAAACTCGTACTCATTGAACACAGGGGAAGATCCTGCCTGTCCGATGAACTTATGAACGAACCACTTGAAGTTCCGTTGAAATACACATTCACCCTTGATTGCGTGAATCTTGAGAATAGCATTCAGACGGGATTTGGTGGTGGCAGTTTGATACCCACCGTCGAAGATTTCCACCCAATCATTGCCCACACTGGCGATGTGGTTGTCGTAAAGATAAACGAAGGAAACGTCACCGATATTGATGACCTGGGTGTTGCCGCACTTCCAGTCGCGGGAAGCACAGATGGCATCGTTCATCTGTTGTTCGATCTTTCGCATGGGGGTGTCCTGTGAACTGTGTTCAGTATGTCAGAGAATGGGGGGCATTGCAACCCCCCCTTGTGCCACTGGTCAGTCTGTCACACTCTCAATCAGTTCTGCGACAGTTTCTTCATCATAAACGAAGAACACTTCTTCTAAAATCTGTTGCGGTTCTTGAATCATAAGATTCTCCGTGATGGTATCAAACACGAACTGCATCAAACATTTCGTGTCCATGTCATCAATGATACGATCAGCGTAAGCATCAACGAACTCACGAATCTGCTCAGCGTTGAGTGATTCGTATTTGGCGTAAAGTTCTTCAGTGGTCATCAGTTGTCTCCGAAGTTGTTGACAAGGAAATCTTCAAGTTCACAAAGTTCCACCTCATCCAAGGAGGAAATGTAGTTGTGCAAAGTATCTACTAAGACACCATTATTCTGTTGGCAAGTTTTATACAGAAACTCAAAGAGTTGTGTTTTGGTAGTCATTTGAGAACGTGGCGATAATCAATGGATTTGACACACCAACCTGTAGCATTAGTAATCTCTTCAATGAGATCTTCTTCATCATCTGCTTCCCACATACCAATGCAACCTTCGGTTACAATGTGTTGAGTCTGTTCTGGAGGATAAACATCATCCTCCATCTCAAAATCGAGTTCGATGTCATCAACTTGGAATTGCATCAGAAACGAATGATAGGGTGGTCTACATCAAGCACCTGACATTCATCAGTTGCAAACACTAACTCAACAATGAGTTGGTAATACTCATCGGTGCCAGTATCATAGACGGCAACATCAGAATTGAGTTGATCTTCGTTGAGTTGTTGCAACTGTTGCAGGAGTTCTTTGTATGTCATCAGAATTGCCCAGGGAGACAGCCGTTCTCATCCAGAATACCACAACACCAACCCTGGCCGTGGTAGAAGCCAATGTAAAGATCCCAGATTGACAGACCAAAGGCCTCATCACCATAATGGCCTCGGA